GTATAAGGAACATAAATCAAACCAATTTCACGCTTATCTAGCCAGTCTTGAGTGAACTGCATTTGTGAGTAATAATCTTTTCTAGCCCAGTCATCTCCGATAACAACAAAATCTGGATCTACTTTTGCAATCGCAACTTTAGAATCAGCGTTTCCGTAATTAGGAATTACCGAATCCACATATTTACAGGCCAGCAACACTTCGGCTCTATCTTTGAAAGAAACAACAGGTCGCTTACCTTTGTAGGCTTCAATGAATTCATCCCTATTCAAAGAAACGACCACTTGTCCATCATCTCCAGCGATTCGCTTACATTGCTTCAAGAACCTGACATGGCCTGCATGAAACAAATCAAATGTGCCGCCTGTATAAACTATTTGTCCCAAGCGTTAGTCCTTCTAATCTCTAAGTCCCATTCGCCTTGACTCAAATCATTTTCAGCAAGCTTCTGTTGAAACAGCCTTTGATTAGCCTGAAAAGTTCTGTCATTCTGACTATGAAAGCCACTGTTCAGAGTGCTTGAATTATCGTGCAACATCACAGCATGAATAAATTTCGCAGGAACTCCAGCGGCTTTCAATCTGTGTTCATAGTCATTATCTTCAAAATAAATCGGGTGAAATCTCTCGTCAAAGATTCCTGCTTTTAGGACTGCACCTTCGCCAAGAACAAAGCCACTCCACTTAGGCATAATGCTTAGAAAATTGATTGCTTCAGGATCCACTTGCTCGCTAATCTTCTTCAAAGCTCCTTCGGCAAAGACAGAATCATCATTGACTAAAACCCAGTAAGGTGCGAAAGGAGTCGTCTTGATAATTAGATTCAATCCACCACCATAACCTAAGCCATGTGGGACTTGGATAAGCCAAAGATTCTTGACCAAATCTGGCTTTACAGGTTGCCATTCACGCTTGCCAGAATTATCAACAATTACCAGATTTTCCACTGGATAATCAATGCTTGCTAAAAGCCGATTAGCCAAATCAAATCTTGAGTAAGTCAGAAAGCCAAGAACTGGAATCATTTGTTCTTCACCTTGATTGCTTTACAGCAACACTTATCAGGAACAGGATCCCAAACACATTCACCACAACACCTGCCATTGTGCTGACTCACTTGGCAGAAAGCTTTTCAATCAAAGGTTTCCAGGATTCTGCATAAACCTTGTCGGCATCATACTCTTTAGCGAAAGCAAGCGTTTCAGGGAACTCTTTCTTTCCACGCTGATAAGCCTGCTCTAAAGCATCCACAATTCCTTGAACAAGTGGAATGTTGAACCAAGTGTGCTGACCTGCATCCCAGAAAGGTTGCCCATTGACTAGGAAAGAATCAGGGGAAGCAAGCTCTGCCGAAGCCGCAAAGTTAGAAGTGATAATAGGCACGCCACAAGCTTGTGCTTCTATCTGTGGAACGCCAAACCCTTCACCATAGTTGCAAAACAAGCCGACATCCCAAGCCGAGTAAATAGCCGCCAAAGTTTCTTGTGAAATACCATACTGATACGCAATTGGATCAACGAAGGCAACTTTGTCAGATGGAACTCCACAAGCCTGAAGGATGTTTGGCAAAACAAATCCTGACTGCTTCCCATAAGGTTCAGTGTGCAAATACAAGACGACATCATCATGCTTGGCCGCAAAGATTGCAAATGCTAGGAAGTTCTCTGCAACTGCTTTTCTATGGATAAAGCCACCTGCTTTATTAGCAAAGTTCATTCCAACAACGAACTTGTCTTCTCCACGCACAAATTCTTCACCCGAAATGCCTTCAGGAAGCTTTGCTGTCGGCTTGAAAACTTGAGTATCAATAGCGTGGGGAATATATTCAGATGCAAGACCTGCCTGCTCAATCATGTTCTTACCAAACTTGGACATAGCAATCGGGGTGACATTTGGCTTCTTCAGCCAATTCAAAACCTTTTCAGGTGCAGGCTGATGGTCAATTGGAGTCCAGGATGCAATTGGCAAACTATCTAAAGCAGGGTTATCTAAAACCCACACATCATACAAAGTGATTAGAAAATTCGGTAAGCCTTTATTTTCTGCACTCCAGTGCTGAAAGTTCAGTGGAAGCACATCAGTTGAATACTGATTCATTCCCCTTGAATAGTGGGGAATCAATCCAGATCCTGTTTCAATCAGACCATTGACTCCTTCGCCACCATAGTTAGAAAGCATGGCCACCTTATGACCATCTTTCACAAGTCTTGAAATAACTTGTTTGGATTGCGTGCCATAACCAGTCGGCTGATTGAGTGAATTTGAATACCAAGAAATACATGTTTTTGTCATGCGATTAGCATAATAGAAAACACTCCCTAAATCTGCTACGAAACAGAAATAGGGAGTGCTATCTAAAAGAGTAAAGAAGCCTTAGCTTGCTCCACCCTTGAATTTCTTGATGTTCGCCTTCTGCACGAGTGCACTGTCAATACGCCAAGTCGCACGCCATGTCGCCAAGTCGTTGCCGAACGCATAGTCATCACTTCTATCTACCTGAAGACCACCAGCATTTCTGATGTAAAGTGCCTTCATGTCACCAACAGCAAGTGAGTTAGCACCAGTTGCAGGTGATGGCATTGAAGGAGTTTCAATAACTGGAACACCTAGAACTAGGTCACGCTTGTCAAGACCAGTTCCGATATCAAACAGGTATTGTCCGTATGAATCCTTTAGCTTACGCAGAGCTGCAATAGAAGTGCTGTTTGCAAGCATTGCGAAGGTTGGCTTCTGACGAAGTGAACCATCTAGAGAATACACAAGGTCAATTACGTTATCCGCAGAGAACGCACCTGATACACCTGTTGAACCAGTAACACCAGTGCCAGCAACAGGTAGGAAACCTGTAGGCTCAACTGTTCCAGTTCCGTTGATAATCTTGTCGCCAATTGCATAACCGAAAGAGTTACCGAACTGCTCTGCAAGGAAACCAATAACATCAACGCCTGCATCAAGAACAAGTTCTCTAGCCAACTGGCTCAAAGCACTGAACTTAAAGGATCCAAGTGTGGTGAAGGTATTAAATGTCGGTTCTGACGTTCCGATACTTGAACCTGCACCAACGATTGTTGCAGTTGAGAAAGCAGACTGTGAAGGAATCTGAAGGTTCTCACCTGAAGCAGTGTTGATAACAGTTGCATACTCAAGCAATGGGTTAACTAGACGAGCAACCTTGACGATTTCGTTATAGAACGAAGTCGGTACTGGTGCACCAGTTGTGGAAGGGGTGATAGCACGGAACTCGTGTCCACGAACTTCACCAAGAATCATCTTGCGAAGAATGTCAGACTCTGAATCTGAAACAGTAGCACCAGCAAAATCAACTGCGGCCTTAGTCATTACTTCGGCAACCTTTGCTTCACGCTGTTCTAGTTCAATTAGTTCATTACGCTTGTTGATTTCAGCAGTAAGATTTGCATACTTTGCTTCATCTTCGCCAGACCAAACATTGCCACGAGCTTCAACTGAATCAATCAGTTCTTTTGCTTCATGCCAAGCTTTAGCTTTTGCATCAACCTGCTTTGAGATAAATTCACTCATAAGGGTTTGTTCCTTTCAAGAACATTAGTTTTTATTGGGGGATTTGATTCAGAGATAAACTCACATAATCTGGTCAGGGATAAACGCACCGACAAAATCATTTTATACTGCAGAAATAGATACGCCAGAAACAAGAAAACCCCTTGGGACAAATCAAGGGGAAAGAATTAGTTTTCTTTTTTATTGTGAGCTAAGGAAACCTAGCAATCACAAGGACACTCTACACCTTTTGCATCAATAAGTCCAACTGCTTCTTCTTCATGTCAAGCAGGGCTTGGGCATTGTTCACTTCAGGATCCTTCTGGAGAACCTTGTTCAGCGTTTCAGTCAGCAATTCGCCTTGGCGTTCAGTCAATTCTTCGCCTGATTCCAGAGCAAGAAGGGCTGAAGTCAGTTCTTCGGCTGAAACTCCCCTAATCTCTGCTAACTGCAAAATCTTGCTTTGAAGGTCAGAAAGCGACCTAACGCTGGCAGTTCCTGAAGTCGCTGTATAGGCAGGCCAAGAAACAACTGAAACTTCATGGATGTTTACACGCTTCAGGATTCTCTGGTCGGCTGAAACCCATTCATCACCATTTGCCGCAACTCTGAATCCGAAACTGAAGGCGTTCACATCTCCACGCTTGATTAGCGTAGCCGCATCACGCCCTGCTTGTGTGTCAGGAAGATTTGCTTCAATAAGCAATCCATGGCTATCTTCAGTAACTGTCAAAGTTCCTGCTCTAGTGGATCCTAAAACAATTCCTGTGTCATGATTCCAAAGAAGCTTGATGTCATTTCTTGACTGAAGGGAAGCCCTGAAAGCTCCAGGCTCAATTGTTTCAGTGAATGGCAAAGGCTCACTAGGTGAGTTGAAGACTGCGGCATAGCCACGCAAAGTCATTCCATCACCTTCAGCCCGAATCTCAAGGTCATGAATTGCTTGTCTTCTCTCAATGCCTTTAGCGACTCTTTCGCCACGCTTTGCAAGTTCAGCAACCTGCTCTGGCTCAACAAATCTGACAGAATCTTCTTCCATCATTTCAGGAGCAGGCATCTCTACTAGAGCAGTTGGAGCAACTTCTGCAGTGCTTTCAACCAATTCAGTCAAATCAGAAACAGTATCAACAAGCTTGCCAACAAGTTCTAGGACATCTCCCTTCAACTCTTCAAGTTGCCCTAACAGATAGTCCTTACCCATTGAAACATCTTCCATTTTGACTTCTTCCATTTGTCTAACTCCATCCATAGCAGGTAAATCATTTGGTGAATAAACTGCATCTACTCCAGCATTTCTGTAAGCAGCTCTTGCTTCAGCATTATTTTCAACCACAAAAACCACTTCCAAACCATCTGCTAAAAACTTTGAAGCAACTTCGCCTTTGAATTTAGCACTCTCATTCTCACCATTAGGTTGCATTACCAACCTTGAATAACGCACTTCAAGTTTATCTAGTAAATCTGTAGTTGCCTTTCTGTCAGATTCATGTCTGCCAGTCACAATTACCAAATCAACCTGTTGTGATCTAATCCAAGAATAAAGATAAGAATTCAACTGACCATCAACGAGCAGAGTGTCATCAAAGTCGCTGATTGCAATTTGATTCGGCAAAGCCCTAACTGCAGATTCACTTGGCAAATTATTTACCCAAGACTGACCTGCATCACCACCCCACGCATCCCAAGCAACCCGACCTGCAGACGGAAAGTTATCTTCACCAGCGTTGAAG